TAATTTAAAAAGCATTCAGAAAAATACATTAAGCGGACCACCTCGCGTTATGCTGTACGGTGTCGAAGGCATAGGCAAGACGACATTTGCCGCTGGGACACCAAAGCCAGTTTTCATTCCAACCGAAGACGGCCTGGGCAACTTAACGGTAGATCACTTTCCATTAGCGGAAAAGTTCTCTGACGTTATGGACTCTGTTGCCAGCTTGTACAAAGAAGATCACAAGTACAGCACTGTTGTATTAGACAGCCTAGATTGGTGCGAGAACATGATCTGGCGACAGGTTGAGTCAACGCATGACGCTAAAGACTTAGCGTATGGCAAAGGTGCTGTTATCTCAGCAGAGATGTGGCGCGATCTGTTAGGCGGTTTAAACGCTTTGCGTAACGACAAAGGTATGAGCGTTATACTAATCGCGCACACTACGATTAAGCGGTTCGACTCACCAGAGACAGAGCCGTATGATCGATACCAGCCCAAACTACAAGAGCGGTCTAACTCATTAATCCGCGAGTGGTGTGACGCTGTGTTCTTTGCGAACTATAAGACTCTTGTAAAGAAAGACGACATTGGATTTAACAAGCAAGTTGCCAGAGGCATTAGCACTGGTGAACGGTTGTTGCATACCAGTGAAAGACCAGCATATATGGCAAAGAATAGATATAAATTACCAGACACAATCCCTATGCAGTGGGATGCTTTTGAAACTGCAATCACGCAAACAATGAAGGATAAATAAGATGCCAGAATTTTCTTTTGAACTAGAAGAAGGCTTTGCGCCTTCACCCGCGAAGTCATACGAACCACTAGAGCGCGGTGACTATCAATGCATTGTCATTGAAACCGGCATTAAGACAACCAAGGCTGGAACCGGCGAGTACATCGAAGTTGTGCTACAGGTAGTAGACGGTGAGCATAGCGGTCGCCGCTTGTGGGACAGGCTTAATGTAAGCAACCCTAATAAACAGGCTGAAGAAATTGCACGCCGCCAGCTTACTGGTTTGTGTCAAGCTGTTGGTATGGATATGGGTAGCAAGCTGGCTAATACAGAGCAGCTACACGACATACCTATGTCTGTGGCCGTTGACATTGATCGCAAAGACCCAACACGCAACAGAATTATTGCGTACAACAGCATAGGTGGCTCTGCTGCTGCCCCTGCTGCGGACGAGGCTACTCCTGCCAGTAATAACAAGAAGCCCTGGGAGAAATAGCCTTGTCACAGATGCCCGATAGCCAGCACTCCACTGCTCAGAAAATATATGATTGGTATACAAAAAAGAGCAGACCCTACCGCCCACATCTCGGAGCGTCGGTTATCGGGCATTCTTGTGACAGATATTTATGGCTCACATTCCGCTGGGCCAAACAGACAGACTTTCCTGGCCGGATACTGCGTTTGTTCGAGACAGGTAACTTAGAAGAAATCAGAATTGCCAAAGAGCTAAAAGGCATTGGCGTTGTGCTGCACACGCATGACGAAAAGGGCAGTCAGATCAGATGTTTTGATAAGTCCGGTCACTTTGGCGGAAGCGTTGACGGCGTAGCTAAAGGATTCCCAGAAGCACTTAAAACCTGGGCAGTCCTCGAAGCCAAGACGCATAATTCCAAGTCGTTTAAACAGCTTGAAAAGAAGGGCGTGCTTGAGTCTAAGCCCCGGCATTACGCCCAGATGCAAGTGTACATGGGGCTGATGGATTTAACGCGGGCCATGTACTTTGCTGTCAACAAAGACACTGACGATATTTATACAGAGTGGGTAAAGTTTGATACGACCGCTTTTTCCAGACTAAGCCAACGTGCAGAGAAAATTATTTCTGCAACCGAACCACCGCTAAGAGTTAGCGAAAGTGCAGATTGGTGGGAGTGCCGGTTCTGTGACTTTAAGACTCTTTGTCATGGCGAAGAAGTGGCAGAGGCGAACTGTAGAACGTGCTGTCATTCTACGCCTGTGGCTGAAGGTCAATGGCAATGCGGAAAGTTTGATACAGACATAAACGCACCGACGCAGGAGATTGGCTGTCAAGAACACATATATATCCCACCGTTAATTCCATACGCCGAGCCTGTAGACGCTAGTGATGATTGGGTTGAGTACGAGCATAAAGAAACCAAAAAGACATTTAAGAACGGAAGCGCAAACTTTAGATCAACCGAGCTACAGAAGATGCCACCAGACTCTCTTGGAGAAGGTACAGTTGCAGAGATAAAAGATGCTTTCCCCGGCGCAGAGGTTACGCGAATAGTCTCTACTGCTGGCGGCGATATAAAAAAGATCAAGAAAGCGCCTAAACGTAAAAAAAGAGTGGTGTCACAAGACGCTATCATAGACGACGAGATACCGTTTTAATGACTGGCAAGATGAGCAGAAACAAAGGCGCACAGGCAGAGAGAGAGCTTGCTGCGTACCTGTCTGACGCGCTTGGCATTGAGATTAAGCGTAAGCTAGACCAAGCGCGTGAGGGTGGTGACGATCTTCAAGTAGGCCAATTCCGAATTGAGGTGAAGCGTAGGGAAACCCTAGCGATACCTCAATGGGTCAGGCAGATAGAAGAATGCACAGAAGAAGGCGAAGTGCCGGTAGTGGCTTTTCGCCAAAACAAACAGCCCTGGCGCATAGTTATACGCCTGGATGATTACGTCGATTACATGAAGTTTAGCCTAGAGAATAAGCCCCACAATAAACCCGACTAAAACTGACGCTGATACGATCACCGTCATTTCTTTTTGGTAAAGATCAAACAAGTGTGGGATGCCGTTAACCCAGGTCTTTAGATTTTCCATTTTACTTTACTCCTCTTGGTGGTTTTTGACTGTTGCGTGTGCCGAACCACCACAACACGCAAGTGGTTGTGAGGTACAGAACCGTTGTCACAATTATATTGTAAACCGTGATGGCTTGTTCTGCGCTGATTAAAGTGCTTGCTCCAGCTATAATGACCTTGGCTTCAAGGTACATCATAGTAGTGATGACACACAGGTACACGGTTAGCCCTGGACGCACCAGACCGCGTATAAAGTCCAACGTAACAAGCATAAAACTGGCAGTAGGGCTGATCGTAGCTTTTGTGCTGTATTGCTTCGGCTCAAGAGCGAACGACTGAGAGAAGGATTCTTCGGCTGCTTTAGCCCTCTTGCCTTCAGCCTCTACTTCTGCCACTTGAGTACGAGCCGCCCACTCCTGCGCCATTAACTCACCGTCAATACGCTTCATGTTGGCTTCATGTCCAAACTCTGCCTTCTTCATTTCAAGCTCTTGCTTGATCTTTAAGAAATCAAAGAAGCGTTGGAAAGCAACGCCTAAAAGTCCAGTTACACCACCAGAAAAAATGCTACCAAGAAAGCCCAGCATTCTTTATCTCCAATTCAAATGATTTACGCTTCATGCCTGTTTCTAGTTTGGCTACAGCCGGTCGAGAAAGCATGACCGCTTTCTGTCCATCCATGTGGCCTAGCTTTTCTCCTAGTGCTATGCAGCCATAAAGCTGTGAGCGCATATTGCACGACTTGTCGCCCATAAGATTTGCGCTGTGTATTCTGATGCCAGACCTTTCTGGTACATCCCGAACCAAGTACATGAAGCGTTTAAACGCGGGCGAGTAGGTCCAATCAACTTGATATATTCCTGTCGGAATACAGCTTATGTTTCTTTGATTATTTCGATCTGGTAGCTCGCCAGAAAACAGCACGTTATCGCCAAAGAATATCCGACCAAACGTACCGTGATCACTACTTTCCAGACGTTCTATCTTTACCCGCATTTTTACCGCGCACTTTATCTACAATCTCAACAATGTCGTTTTCTTGTGTTTTCTCAAAAAACCGTGCTGTTGCACCTAGAACCGAATAACTCACAAAACCAACTAAAGCGCCAAACATAAGCTGCATCTGCCAGTTTTCACTGGCAGTAAACATTTGCATGATAGGGACAGCAAATATAATTGCAGAACCACAAGAGACAGCACCGCGTGTAAACGCCTCGTTAATCGTCTTTGGTTTTATATACGACATCATGGTAAATCCCCCAACAAGGCCACCGACTGCACTAACTATTTTGGTTGTTATGTAAGATTCTGGGTCTACCATTTTCTAAACCTTTACTATTTTGCGCTTGTTTCTATCTCAACCCAAGATGTTTTATCTTCATCCCACCCGTAAATCTTACCGTCATCTGGCATCGGCACCGGGGCTTGCCAGTCAGCGTTATCGTCCAGCGCCCACGACGGGTACGGCTGTGGCGGGATAAATGCATCCCGGCCAGTGTCGTAAGTGTAGCCCACACCCGCGTAATGTTTACGGATATTGCCGTTATAGCTGGTCTGCTTCCACTCACCACCAAACAAGTTATGGCAAAAGTCAGCACCAACTGATTCTGTTTCAACGCCAACTGAATCTACAGTGTCGCTATTTGATACAACAACAACGCGCTGAACAACGCCGCTTGAGTCAATTTCTGCAAAGTGAGCCATTAGAAGGTTATGCTCCCTGATCCTGTCCATTTGTAAACACGGTAGCCGCCTGAGACAGTAATCGTAGGTGATCCGGTTGTGCTGCTTGCTGCGGGTTTGCTATCAGGATAACGGAGAATAACAATACCAGAACCACCACGTCCGCCATTAAAGCGAGTTCCACTGTAGCCACCGCCACCGCCTCCACCACCACTATTTGCTGTACCGGCTGATCCTATTGCTGCTTGTTGTCCATTGCCGCCTCCCCCAGTTCCTCCAGAGCCACCTGGGTATGGGCCGATGTCACTTCTTCCGCCACCGCCTCCACCACCAGCGTAAGTTACAGAGGAGCCACTTATACTTGAAGCAGTACCATTACCTCCTCTACCGGAAACAGCAGCACCTGAATTATCACCAACCTCTGTAGCGCCACCGCCGCCAGCCCCGCCTGTGCTTTGCCCTGGTCCTGCTGTCCCACCATCATTACCCTGGGAGGGTGATGTAGGTGGGGTATTACCTGAACCACCAGCAGCAGATATGTAGCCGCCGCCACCGCCGCCAGACGCACCATCATTACCTGAACCATTATTAAATGCAGCACCACCACCACCTCCAGAAGAAGTAATGGTAGAAAATATAGAGTCGCCTCCGTTTATGCCGTTTGTGTCACTAGGCCCATTACCCCCTGCACCACCAGCACCTACTGTTATAGTGTAACTTGTTTCGGTAACTGCAAAACCTGTGGCAGTCCTAAAACCACCAGCGCCACC